TAATATTGCTTTGAATAACAGCTCCAGCACTGGAATAAACATCTAACCGATTGTTAGACAGTGCAAATATTGCTACTTCATCATCTGAAAAAACAAATGGAAGTAATCTTGCTTCTGCTGGTAAAGTTGCTTTATATGAAGTGCCAGGGCGACGCATTATTCCCCCACTATCCATCATGTACCAATTACGCAAAGTTTGTGCGCCATTGAAATATGCTTTTGCGTCTGTTCTAGTTTTTAATAAAGAGTTAAGTTCTCCAGCACTAAAATTAGTTAGAACAGTCCTAAGTGTTCTAGCCATATTATCCTGAATTTCTTAAAGTTTGAAAACGAGTAACATCTAAAGTTTTTGTTGTTCTTTCAGAAGAATCAATATTTTTAGCTACTAAATATTGACGTTCAGCCATATCAGAAAATTGTTTAATCATTCCTGAATCTCTTGCAATTGACCCAGCAAATAAACTAGCTAATTGATATTGAAGTGCCAAGATAAAGTGGGGAGGAAACTCACCTTCATCTTGGCGAAAAATATAATCACATATAACAGTAGATGTACTACCATAATTATCTAAATAAACTTTATCGCCATATCGTTCATATGGAATAACAAAATCATTAACAGTTAAAGTTATTAATTGAAGTAATTCAGGACTTGTTGGTAATTGATATGCGTATGCATATCTTCCAGTAGGTGCTGCAGTTAATAATGAAAGTTGTTGTTGTTCAGTTGCAAATCGCCATCTATGACGAGTTAATGCAGATTTTAAAATATCTTCATAGACAGTATTACACACAGTAGCTTCAGTACTATCATCTGAAAAAGAAGTAATGGTGTTTGCTCCAATCATTACTAAAGCTGTGGAGCATATATCTATTTTTGTTGTTGCCATAATAATTTAAAACAAGGGGGGAAAATCCCCCCTCATTATTTTAATTTAAGCAAGTATTACTGTTGTTACAGTTGAGCTTGAAGAAGCAGATACTATAAGAATATCTACAACTCCGTTTGAGCCACCACTATTTACAAAAATAATATCTCCAGCAGTTAATATTCCATAATCTGCTAGAAAGTAATCAGCGTCGTCAATGGTGCCAATCGCGTCTCCGTCTGTATAGTACCAAAGAGCATTAGAATCTCCCATTTGTGAAATCTTTTTCACTGGGTTGCTAGTTGCATAAGCCATTATAATCTCCTATCTATTCAGCACAAAGTTGTCGTCTAATTGCGTCACCATCAATCGCTACAGCTCCCATTGAGAGAGAAGAAGTAACAAGGTTAGATACTTTTTCAGGAATGTAGTTAACTTCAGTTTTAACATCCTGTCCAATACCTAGACCAGTTGATGATTTATGCCATGCTAAAGTATATCTATCAGAAGATACTTTAGTTAAGCCAGAATGCACGAACCACATGAAGCCCATCCATCTTTTTGCAGTAGATTCACCATTTGTGAAAGGTAAGTTTTCCGTACCAACGTATTCGGCACGAGAGAATTGATCAATACTCATTAGGTCGCCCCATTGAGCTGGACCTACAGCCCAGTATCTTTGACCATCATCAGGTACATCATTAGAACCAAAAATATTTTGCATATTTTTAGCTTTGATTAATGTCATACCAGTAGCAGATGAATTAACGTTATTAGCGATAGACGTACCAGCGTCCAAAACATCAATTAGGATTTGGTCAGTTTTTCTTCCCAAAGCATAAGCTGCGTTTTGTGCTACGACTTGTCTTTCGTCAATGTTAATTTTTAACTCATCTAGTTTGTCAATGTAATCAGCAGCGTAATAATCCGATAAAGTTGCAGACACGTTAGAGTGAGCTAAGTTCATAGCAACTACTTCAGCATGTCTTGCTTTTGTAGAAGCTGTTCCCTTTGCAACCTTTTGGAATTTTACACTAGAACCTGATACACCATTTACAGTTCTAACCAGATTTTTTAATTTAGAACCCATGCGTTGATACGCCATGTGTACTTCTGATTCAAACTGGGTAATAAATGCATTAGTAATTGTACTAGCCATTTTTTATCTCCATTAAGTTAAGGTTTCGATTATCTTCTGAGTTCGTTGAAAGTTATCCAAATGGGCAATCGTATTAACTCTAAAGGTCTTGAGGCGAGTAATGACTAATCATCTTCCTTTTCGCAACGCACATTTATTATACTATCAATACATCCACGAGGAATAATAGTTGTACGTCCTACTTCTGAATCACCTATATCTTCTGGTAAATCAGCAGATATTTTCATATCAGTATCAGTTTCTTGTACTACCCACCCAACACTATGAATAACAGCAGAATTAGTTTTAATAACATCTGACATATCATGCCAAGTTCCTGAATCTACTTCTCTTGTGTCTCTCCAAATAACTAAGACTAAGTTATGTTTTCTACTCATTTATTTATTTGTTCAAATAATTTAGCTACTCTATTAATATAAGTTGGGTCTTTTTCTCCATCTTTCCAATATTTAGGGTCTTTCATCATAGAACGTAAATCATCTATTGTAGGTTTAGCTTCCACAGCAGTTGGAGTTTGTGGCATAACTGGATTTTTATTAAGTGACATTATTTCTTCTAATGCTTTTACACCATTGGCAGTTGAAGCAATTTTAGCAATCGTATTGTATCCTTCTTCTGATAAATGTTTCTTTGCCCATAAATCAGTAGATTCAATTCGTTGTTTAGCATTATCACCTAAGTTTAATTTTTCCTGTTCTATATCTGGTAAACCAGCTATTTCATTTTGAACAAAAGTATTAATACCTTCATTATATTCTTCTTGTGATAAGCCCATAGATTTAGCTTTATCACCCCACCATTTTAATAAAGGTTGATCTTCACTAACATCTATTTGTATATCTTCAGGTATATTATCAGGTAATTTTATTTCATACTTTTCAGGTATTTTAGCATTACGTTCCTGTTCTACATCTGTGCGTATCTGTTTTGATAATTCATCTGTACGCTGTCCTAACTTTTTTTCTAAAGCATTATATGATGTACTTAGCGATTCAACATTTACCTCTCCCCTGTCGTTATCCCAAAATTTCTCGGATATGTATTCTGGTCTGGTTGATTCTTCTTGTGTTGTTTCCTGTTTGTTATCTTTTTCACTCATTTTTGTTCCTCTTGTTGATTTAAGTTTATACGTTGTTGAATAATAGCGACTAAGTATCGCCTACCCTCTAAATGAAACAACTCATTTTGAGAAATATTTGGTCCTGCTACAGCTTCTGTAGTAATAGATTTTAAATAATGTAATATTTGTTTTCCGTTTTCATCTTTAAAAACAGAAGCCATTAACTCATTAAGTTTTTTTTCTACTTCAGGTTTTCTTGTATATCCGTCTATTGACGTTATATTTTTTTCTTTAGGTGATTTGATCTGATCCCAAGTCATTTTGTTCTGCTCCTAGTTGTCCTTGTTGTGCCATTTGTTGCATTTGCTGGGCTAGTTCTTGTTGTTCTTCTGAAGAACGTAAAAGTTTTTCAGGTATATTCATTAAACTACCAATATGTTTGGCTACTGCATTTTGATTTACTATTAAATTCAAAACTTGTGGTCCAAACGTTGTACCGATTATTTCATGAAATCTGTTTATGTCACTTATATCTTGTTGATATTGTGATCTTGCTAATGGTGAGATTGCTTGTACTTTAACTTCTCTACCATTAATCATAGGCAATTCTATTCTGCCTTGATTTTTTAAAATTCTAATTACTCTACGAAGTACAGGAATAACAAACTCTGATTGTAGTCTACCGAATGATGAACCAATTTGTCTTGATAGATCAGCCATTCTTTCTGCTACTTCAGTAGCTGTCATTGGTGTACCTTCAGGTCTACCAAGTGTTTCCATGTATAATGCTTTTTTAATATTTTGTCGCATATCGTCTAAAACTAATTGAGCTACATCAAAACGACCAGCAGCTTGTATTGGCATTAAACCTTTACTGCCCGGTGCTACAGGAATTAAAGTGCCAGGCACTAAAGAAATATTATCAGGATTAACAATACCATCATCTTCTACTTGATAAATTCCTGATATTGCCATTTGTGCAT